GGTAATCTCCAGTGCCAAGTTGGGTAATCTCTTGCGCTGCATGTGGGTGGTCAGATTCTGTCAATGAGAAGTACAGGTCGCCGTAGAACTGAAGGATGGGATGCTCCGCCATGCCTGGCCCCAGTTCATACTCCCTAATGCTTCTCTGCTTTGCGCCTAGTTGTTTCCACTCTTGCGTGCCCAGCCCTGGATGAGTGCCTTCACCTTCAAAGATTTCAGATACCGTCTGAATAGCAAAGTCCACCGACTCATGTACGACAACGTCGCCCATAGTGTCGATGGCCCTTTCCATGCGCTCAAAGACAGCATCAATTTCTGGTTGGTTCACAGGCACAAGACGTATCATTTCGTCATCTCTTTCGGTGTAGGAGAGAGCATTTCGTCAACGATACCCTTGCGCCAGGTTATGGTCAGCAAGTCGTGGATTATCCAGTCGGGTTGGTCAAGCAGAGCTCCCTCGAAAGGCAACCATGTCCAACCAGTGCTTTCCATTAGCTGCCAAACTTGCCAGCTAAACTCTGGCTTATAGAGCAACCATTCGATTTCTTCAGGGTTGCGCTTGTCTGGAGTGAGCCAGCCCGTTAGCCGTTGGTCTAGCCAGAGCTCTTGTCTGGCTCGCTCTCTTCCCCCGATTCATCATCCTTAATCATCCAGTGTGGATTCACGCCAAGCGCAGCCTCTTCCCACAGGACGACCAACGCTTCAGGAAGCTCCATGAACTCATCAATGTCCATCTCGTCGGGCAGCTTCAGCTTTGCATCTTTGGCGTTTACAATCTCAACCGTAGAGCCAAAGAGCTGCGGCAGCGTTCGGAGGGCGTAGTACCTGTAATGAAGCGGTGCTGGTTCGCCCTCCTCTTCTCGCTGTTTTAGCAAGGCTGCCTGCTTCCCTTGCAAGACCTGACGCTTGATTGAAGACTTCATGCTAGACTGACGCACCGTGATGACCACGTCATAACTGTCGTCAGAGTACTCGACCTTACTCTCTCTCACCTGGACCCCCTATCCTTTATTCGTACTCGTATTCGACAATCAGCTTGGCGGCCAACCCTGGCGCGATTAGCATCGTGACCACGTTGGTCACTCGCGTCCAGTGTGTCGTCTCGCTCTGCACCACGCCGTCAAGCGTGATGTTGAAGATGCCGCTCTCGTAAGGCGTCTGCGACAGCGTGAACGTCACCTGCGCGGCGTCCCCCTCGAATGCGTCCAGCATGTACTTCTTTGTGGTCACAATCTTCAGGAACTCAGCCTTGGTGAAGCCGTTGAGTACATCCGTGAAGGCAGTACCCATCTCGCTCACAGTAGCGTCATTGGCCTGGATAGCGTAGACATCGTTCTGGACCTGCTGGTACTCCATAGAGCTTGGCTTGATGAAGGCAATACCGTTGAGGATGTAGTAGGTCTCCCACTTCTTGGTTCCGTAGGTGGCCTCACTCTCGTCTGCCTCAATTACTTGCCGACAACCCCAGATACACAGCTCTGGCTCGTCACCCTGGTTGTTAGTACCGAAACCAACCTTTCTGCGCGGCGTAGACCCAAACTGCTTGGTTCCACTAACCAGCGCGATCATCTGAGTATCGTTGACGCTGACCCGTAGCTCTCCAGCCGAGTTCTCCGTAGGCGGCAAGACCCAGGTGTAGTAAACCCTATCGTCTCCCGTCACAGGCACTTTAACTGGGTCGGGCACAGCAATCGTTAGGGCATTCGCACCCTCGGCTCTCCTTCCACTATATGCAGTCCCGATAGCGGTTCCAGAAGGAACGGCTAGCACCCCGTCCGTGTCCCGCAATCCAACCCGCACATGCCGAAGGCCAATACCACTGGTTCTTTCGTTAACTGCCATCTTAGTTCCTCCTCATTTATCCGGGGTTATAAGTATTTTCCCCATATCTCACTGCGCACCGAAACGTGATTGACGTGTACTCTACTGAGAACTGGCGGCTGTTGCGGTGGCCCGTGCGCGACTGGAAAAACGTTTCCATGTGGCCGATTCCAATACCCGCCGTAAAGTCGGCAAAGTGGCCCCTGAGAATCTTCATAAGTTCTATCTTGCATTTGCGAAGATTCGTGTAGCCCCTAGCCCGATCATAAACCCTGACGTTCACAAACTGGTCTCCCAGTAGAAAGCCTGTCTCTCGCTCCCCCGCGTCCTGCACCGATATTGCCAATGCTACATTCGTTACCCCCGCGGTTCTCCTGGCCGCTACTGCGGCGTCTAGGATTTCGTCTGTCAGAGACCCTGCCTCCAAGATGTTGTCTGTTCCGCCCTGAATGTAGCTCCGTAACGTTGCCGCCTCCGCGTTGTTCTTCAGGTAGTAGCGAGTTACCTCCGCCATGTCACTGCCCGGCATTGACTTCCATCCCCATTGCAAAGTTCATGCTTCTAAAGTTTCCACACTGGTCACATGCCAACGTTAGCTGCCCCTTGTATGGGTTGAAGTCGAACCTCAGCCTCATAGAGTGGCATACTGAACACTCAAAACGACCTTCGGGCTTTTTGACCCGCATGATGAATGGACCCTCGTTATCTCTGTCTGTCATCTAGTTGTATCTCCCACTTGTACGGATACTGGTCAGCATGAAACACCTCTAGCGTTTTCTCAATACTTGTTGCATCGTGAGTGGCGATTACTTCATCTCCACCCTTGACTGCGGTGATGTCCCACTCTGCTAGAATTAGCCAAGCGTACCTGGTTAGCGAACGCTCCCCCTGCATGTACCGCGGGTCAAAGTCCATCATCCCCCGGCCACCCTGCGGCTGAAGCCTGCCCGTGAATGTTTGCGTAGTCTCTGCGTCTTCTGGCGTTCTTCCTTGCGTGTAGACCACTATCGTCCACGGGTCATCGTCAATGATTCGTTTTACGTCCCTGCGTCTCGCAGTAAGGTTCACTCCTGGCATTAGCTACTCACTATGTTTCTGGTGTACTTCGCCTTGCACTCAGCCCGTAGCTGTATCACAGTAGCACCAACGTTCCTGGGAATGTTCGACTTCGTAACCCTCTGCAACCCCTCTGCGTAGTTGGGCTCTACCGAGAACTCTATGCCCTTGCCTTCGATGATTTCTGCCAACGTCAAATTGGCGATGATCTTCAGGTCTTCGTATGGAATCGTGGCGTATTCCTGTAATGTCAGTAGCCCCGTAACCACATGTGCCGCACCATAGTAGACGTACACCGTCGCTACAGTGCCGTCTGGCACTGGCCTGAGCCCTATTTGGTTGTTGTCAATAAAGTAGTAGCCTTGGATTCTGCGAATGTACTCGCCTTGCCTGATGTCAGCCATGACTCTCTGCGAGTACAGGTCGTAGGTATATTCCTGGCTTGGATAGTTGAAGGCGTAATCGCTCGCCGCGCTCAGTTCCAGGCTTATCCCGCCACTAGGCCAGTACTCCACCCGCTCCATGTAGTCGTACATACAGTCACTAGGTAGATCGTAGTACTGCTGGTCGTCCACAACAGAGAAGCTATGTTCCTTGATGTACGGGTTCCATCTGCTGTAGAACAACACCGCGTTGGCTATTCGTCTGTCTAGCTGGTCGTCGGTAAAGGTTTCTGTCGTGTATACATCTCTAACGGCTTCCCGAATCGCTGTTAGGAGCATAGTTTCCTCGCTCTCAAATCTGCTCGGCGCTTACTACTTTCCCGTCATCTCTTTGCCAAGGATGTGGGTGCCATACATTGTCTACCATGTAGCCATAAGCCGGAGCCCTCTGCCCCGCATCTAACCCGTGTATTTGACACCATAGGTACTGGCGAGCCCCATAGTAATGAAACTCATACGAGAAGGCCGCTACCATGTCTTCCCATCTCCCTCGCCTCAGCAGCCTTGAGTGTGGGCCAAAGTCCCCTGGATAGTGAACCGTTGGAACTGAGAACATAATCACCGGAGATAGTCGCAAGCAAGCCTTGAGTATCAGGTGAATCTCAGTTCTGCGATAGTTCTGCAAAACCCCCTGGCTCACACAAGCCTCGAACTCTGCACGCATCTTGCGAAGGTCAAACAGCTTGCGCGGAATCAGGTTCGGCGTAATTCCCTGCGCCTCTAGTAGTTTGGTAATGTGCTCCAGCTTATTAGGCTCCACGATGCCGGTGACTGCGTACCCCCTCTTTACAAGCTCTGCGTAGAGTACACCTTCCCCCACCCCAATGTCGAGAATACGCCCCCGCACGGGAACTAGCTTCTGTATGGCCTCGTAGAACTTTGCGTGTTTCTCCTCGCAGTTGCCTATTGTCTCTGCGGGCACTCTCTTTGCTGCGTTCTTCTCTAAAGGCTCAATCTCTTCTATGATGGCTTTCAACTGCGTTGCGGCTGCCTCAGCCCCGTGGTTCTTTATGAGCCACTTTGCGCCCTTGCGAGCTTTCTTGTAGGCTTCCTTTCTGTTGTGGTACATCCACCGCATGGTCTCAATTACGTAGTCCCAGTCGGGAAGTCTCCATATCCCCCCTAAAGGACTCTCTTCTTCGCTAGCAACAGGAATAGGCCAGTTGTACTGCTCATCACACACATCTGCCATTCCTGTATGGTTTGACAGAATGGTCGGGCAGCCTGTTGCCATTGCCTCCCTGGGAGTCATCGCGAACCCTTCTCCCTTGGAAGGGAATACATAAGCATCCAAGCCTTCTAGCCACTCTAGCATCTTTGGCGCAAGCCAGTCTTCGTTGATTATCGTGACTCTTGGGTCTGCTATGGGCGGTATGTAATTGCGCCTGACACCCATAATCCCAAGCCTAGTTTTCAATTCCAGTCTCACGTCCTGCTCGGTCGGGAATGCTTTTGTGAACGCCTCTATTAGTTCGATTGGTGACTTTCTACTCGTTAGAGTTCCGTGTATCCCGAACGTGAACGTGTCTTTCGGCTTTCTCTTCTTCGCCGTGTAGTAAAGCGGATTTACCGCAAGCGGTACGACATTGATTGGGCAGTGAGTGACAAACTTGCCGAACACCTTCTTAGAATGCTCACATGGTACGATGAGCATGTCCAAGATTCTGCACTCATGCCTCCACTCTGGCAGATTCTCCAGTGGATTATCTGCCTCGTACATCGTTAGCCCTATCTTGTAGGGCGTCGGGAGTTTACTGAACTCCCCTGCCGTCGCCATGCAAATCCCCACCTGCATTGGTGCAGGGTGAGGAGTTTGTAGACCCTCGGCAATTTGGGAATGCAACCCGTGCATCTCCCCGAACCATGTCTGTGCTAGGTGTAGCTTCAACCCTAGCTTGTTTAGAGCCAGAACCATACTCTCTGCTGCGGTTGCGTACCCATCCCCCAATGAGAATGGGCTGCTCCAGAAGATATGCGTTCCGTCTGACTCTTTCCACCATCTGTCTGGAGATTGCGAATCGTCCATATCGGCAACCCGCAACCTCCAGAACTTGAGTGCCGCATCGTAAGGCACGTCTGTCCATTCGTCGAGTGATGCAGGGTGTAACACTGCGCCACTCGGCTCTCGCTGTTTGATGCCCGTGAAGTTTCTCACACGCATAGGACCCCCCTTATCGTTTAGGCAGAGATTGTCAACGTCGCGTACAGATCTCCGACGACCATTTTTCGCGCGTAGCGAGTTCTGACATTCCTAGACCACTTGTCTGTATTAACGAACGCGCCCGGCGCTGTTGCGTGGTCAAACTCATTGTACTCGGCATAGATTTTCGGCATCGGTGTGAGTGGGATGTACGGAGCAAACACGTAGCCCGTATCAATCGTCTGTCGCGGGTACACGCCCATGATTGCCTTGTTCGTGTTGATGTACGACGTCAGGTAGATGTCCCAGTAACCTTGGAGCCTACCAACGTTTTGCACACCCATCGCGAACGGGTCAAACGGCTGGTTCCTCGGAGCAGGGATAAAGTCCTGCATCTTGCGGATGTACTTCACGACGTTCCGGCCAGCGATAATCCACTGCCCTTCGCGGAAGCGAGCACCATAGATGTCGTCTTCCATGTCCACAAAAGCGTGCCCAAGCGTCTCAAACCAGCTCTTGTCCGGCCATGTCGTTGCGTTCGTCCACGTCCAAGTACTGGCACCAGCAGTAGCTCCTGCCAACATCTCAGCAATCATGATCTGGTCAATCTCTCTCAAGATTTCCAGTGACATCTGGGTGACCAGCTCCTGCTCCACGTCGATGTTCAGAGAACCCATCGCATCCTCTTGCACTTCCTGTGACCAGGAAGCTCCAAGGATGTTCTTCACAGCGGTCGCGGTTTCAGACGTAATCACCATCTTGACTCGCTTCGGCACCTCGTTCTCAAGCCTGTATGCGTAGTCAGAGTCAGAAGTCTTAAGGCTCCCAGTAGGAGCGTCCTCGCGTTCAAAGTCCTGGTAGAAGATCTGCATCACGCCAGCGCTAGACATCGGCATTGGCTGGATGCTTGCAACCTTCATCGCTACAAGGTTTGGGTACACATTGCGAACGATGGGCAGTGAGTACGTCACTGGCATCGAAACGCCACTTGTGGTCGTAGCCTCCATCAGGTTTCTCTTTGTTGACAGCAACTGATTCTCGAAGACCATCGCCATTGCAGGCCACAGCTTCTGGTCGATTGGCTTCAGATTCTGTTTCTTGGTGCCCTCAAGCAGCGGCATCCACTTGCTTACTAGCGCATCTTTGTACTTTCTTCGTTCATTCATGTAATCCCGATACGTGTCGTCTGCCCCCAGGATTACTTCAGTTCCAATTCTCTCCACGATTATGCTCCCTTCTGGCAGTTCTTCAAGATTGTGCGGAACTCCTCGGTCATCTCGGGTTCCTTTTCCTCTTCGACAAACTCAGTCACACCCTTTGCCGCACCTGCACTGGCCTGCCCCAGTATCGCTGTCATGGCCTTGTCTTTAGCTTCTTTCAGGTACTTGGGGATGTCCTCTTCGCAGGTGACTTTCTCGGTCAGCTCTTCGAGTACCAGCCCAGCCATCCCACCAAAGTTGGCCGCCTCAGCGATCTTGAGCTTCAAGCCCAGCTCGTCAATCTTGACGCCTGCCGCACTTACGCTCTCGGAAGCAGCGGTCTTCTCTTCGAGTACGGCAGTATTAGCCGCCAGCGACTCGTCGAGCAACCCCTGTACTTCCCCGGTCTTTGCTTCTGCTTCATCCACCTTGACCTGCATGGCTTCCTGAACACTTGCCGCGTGCGCGTCCAGAAGATCCTTGCGGTGCTCAAGCAGTTCCTCCATAGTCAGCTTTTCGTAGTCCATGTCTTCCTCCTCTTCAAACTGTGGGGCTTCCTCAAGCACCTCTCGGATACCTGCACCCCTAATTCCCGCTTCATCTGTGGTGTCAATCCCAACGATTGTTGCTTCTATAAGCTCCTCAACATCCGCGCCGTTCATCCTACGCATGCGGCTTTTGTAGGCCGCGGCCCGAATGGAAGTAGCCAGCATTACCTCACCTCTGATTAGCTTGATTACGTCCTCACCCTCAGTGGTGTCGATAATCTTCCCCTCATACCAAATCTCTTTGCCCTCTCGGTAAAGCGGAGCCGTCACTTTCCCAATCGGCAGGGCAGTCGGCATTTGCCCGCTCTGCCCCACGGCGTTTCCGTGCCGACTAAAGATAGTGACGGTCCCGCCTTCCGCCATATATTGATTTGTAGCCTCCATGCAGTCATCGTTGAACTTTCCAGAGTAATACCTGCGATTGCT